AGATTTTTGTTCAGAGTTTGGATATGACGAAGACAGTAGAACGGCAGAGCGAATTTATATTGCAGTTATTAAAGAGTATAAAGACTTAACAAAGATTTTTACAGAAGAACAGATGGAAGAATTAAGTGAAATTCAGTAGGAGGTATAATTATGAGTTATTTATTCTTATTTAGAGAAAAAGATTCTGATGACAGAGATTGTTGTGCATATATTGATTCAAAGAATCCACGATTTGAATGCAATCATTATTTTGGAAGTGTCAACTTAAACGGAGCTTGTTATAGTAGGCATGAATTTCCTGCTTATGAAGATATTGAAACGGTATTAACTAAGGCAGAATATAACGAATTGATTCAGTTCAATAAGGCAATCAATGATTTAGGTTATGGAATTACAAAGGGAGATGAACGTTATAACAAAGGAATAGCTTTAGCAAAAGCAGTACAGCACATTTATGATAAGCTCGAATCTGAAGAAGCAAAAGAATTTCAGCAGAAAATCATTGAAAGCGAAATCGAATATATGAAGGCTGAATATTCATTGGATGATGCAGATATTGAGAAGATATTTGATGAATATTATCTGGATTACAGAGATAGAGGAATTATTGGCAGTGTGTTTCAAGACAGCTCAGACTTAGGATACGAGGAAGCATGGAGTCTTGGATACATTAAAAATGGAGATTCTATTGCAGATAAATATTTCGATTATAAAAAGTTTGGAGAGGATTTAGTCAATGGGGACGAAAATTATCTTGAACTTGATGATGGACGAGTTGTAAGTCTGAATTATTAGAAGGGAGTGAAGAATATGACAATTACATATGATTTAGATTTAAACAGTTTTAACGCATGGAGTGGTGCAGTAGATACACTTGACAGAATACAGAGAGAAGGCAAATGCGAAGAGTTAGAAAATATTCTGGAAGATTTATATCCTGATGGAATGACAGAAACGCAGCTCAATGATTTGTTATGGTTCGATTCTGAACAGGTGTATGAATGGCTTGGAATTAGAAGCGAAGAACAGATTAGGGAGGAAATCAAGGAGGCAGAAGATGAACTTGCTGATATTCAAAGCAATTTGGAAGATGAACTTGATGACGAAGATCTGACAACAGAAGAAAGAGCAGAAATTATTGACGGTTATCAGCCAGACATTGATGAAATCAAGGAAAGAATTGCAGACTTGAATGAAGAATTAGAGAATATCTAAGCAAAGGAAATTGTAATTTCCAAAGGAGAGTGATTAAAGTGAAAATAATAAAATGCTATGAAGATTATGCAAAGTTACGCAAAGAGTTAAAGTCAAAACAATACGACTTAATGAATGATAGTATCGGTCAGTACAATACAGATGGATACAGCGTAGATATTACATTACGGGATTATGATGGAAACTGGTATATTGATTACGATGTATACAAGTTAAATGGAAATCCAAGATATCTTGATGGCGGTAAGGTATGTGACGTATTTAAAATGCCATTAACAGATAAAGGATTTTGGAAGTTGATTAAGAAGAAATTTGAAGAATATATAAAATAAGGAAGGTGAACGATATGAAAATTGTAACAGTGAGAATTGAAGATAACTTTTGTAAAATTAATGAGGTTACAAAACTCGAAGGTGTTAAACAGGAAGTAATTGAAAATATTTCTAATAAAATAGATGAGTTGCAGGAAGAAGGTTTTTTGCAAATTTTGGCTTACGTAAAATGTGCATATGAAGATTATGCTAACATTGTGGGGAAAAGAAGATATGTCGATGATGGTACTGGCTGGCATGTAAATTTATTAGATGTATCAAATGTATCAGGAAGTATTAGAATATGTGCAAGGGAAGATAGAGTATTTATTGATTTTAATTATAATGGTTTACCAATCGAACAGCCACCTAGAATGATGGCAAAATTTAAAGATAATAATATTATAATTACAGATTCTACAAGACAAGGTATTTGCGATTTGATGAATAAATGGGGAGATATGAAACAAAAAATTCAAGAAAGGATAGATGACGTATATAAACAAAAAACAGCAAAAATAAAATCTGATATAAGCAATATGGAACATCTTTTAAGAGTTGCAGAAAATTTTAAAGCATAATACAGAGAATAATAAGGCAGACGCAAACAAATGTGTCTGTCTTATTTATTAGAAAGGAGAATGAGAAATGAACGGATATGAATATATTTGCGGAACAGCAGCACGGTTTAGAAAGAAGTTTCCGAATTTATATGAACGGAAAGAAAAGAAGTCTGTGTTTATTGATTCAAGCTTGTTAGACAGGATCGAAGATATTCCAGATGCAATCAAGGCAGAACTAATAGGTAAATCAAGAATATCACGGATGAACAGAGAAGACTTTGCAATCAACACAGAGGATGAAAACGGATATAAATATTATCTTGATATTGATTGTAGCTGCTATGACTTCTATAAAAATGACAAGTTAGTTTATTCAGTGCTACATGTAGATGGTGCAAGATGGAATGTATATAAAGCAAACTTCTATGGTAATTATGATGAATTGCCTGTGAAGTCAGGCAGTTTGAATTGGAGTAAAAACTTAAATTTTAAGCTAGGTAGAATTGACATTAGTGCCTATGAAAGCGAGGTTGATTGATATGGAAGTTGTTACAAGAGAATACAAAGTATATAACTTTTCTGAATTATCAGAAGACGCAAAAGAAAAAGCAAAACAGTGGTATTTAGATGACGATTTTAGACCATCAGAATTTACTGAAATTTATGAGCAGGATTTACGGAATATATTTCCAGACAGCGAACTGAAATTACAGTATTCTTTAAATTACTGCCAGGGAGACGGATTGAATATTTATGGAGAGTTAAATGTAAGCAATGTCTTAAATCTTCCGAAAAGTCATTTCTGTGGAGACGAATTTAATGATTTGATTGAATATTTTACGGAAAAGGAATTAAGAACAATCAGTAGGTATTCAAGTGAATGTGGAACGGATATTAAACTTCCTATGAATAATCATTATAACTATTGTTGTGTAGATAGAATTGATCTAGCAGAAGAATGGGAAAATGATTTATGGTATGCAAATTACAAAAATGTAAATAAAGAATTGCTTCAGAAGCTTGAAAAATATGTGATTACAATTATTGAAAGATTATGTGCTGATTATGAAAAATATGGTTATGAATTTTTCTATGAAGTGGATGATGAAACAATGGAAGAAACATGTGAAGCAAATGAATGGAAATTCTTAGAGGATGGTACATTCTTTGCAGCATAAAACCAAAGGAAAGAACTGTTTATTTAGAAAGTGAGGTACAAGATATGAAATACTACGAAACAAAAATAGGAAAGATTATTGAGGAAGAGTTCGATTCACGAATGGGAAATGCAGTTATTTCTTACATTATGAATAAAGGCATGAGCAACGTAAAGGAGATTACTGACGAGCAGATTGAAAAACTTGAAGGCAATGGATTAATGACTCAAGATTTCGTTCAATCATTAGTAAGATGTGCAAGACGGATATGTAATGAATGTGAATGGATTGAACTGATAGAGTTTATTAGATTGCATTTATGGTGTACTCCAACTGTACATGATGTGTATTTATATAAGGAAGATTTTACTGATGAATCGTTTGCAGAACTACTTGATGATCTGGATCTTGATGAAAGCGAAGTTGGAGAGAAAATTAAGTTGTTTGCAGTAGTTGACAAGGATTGTTTAAAGGAGTGATTGATATGTTAAATCAGAATTGGTTTCAGGATAAAAGGTTTGTAATGTTTGAGGACTTTGCGGAAAGTCAGAGTTTCTTTGACACAGAGACTAAGAATATTTATGTTGTATCAGAAGAATATGGACAGAATGGAAGTAATATTATTCAAGAAATTACACCTGAGTCATTTGAGTACACGCCTAACTATAATAGATATAAAAAGTTTATAGGAATTAAGGAAAAATATAGAGTAACTTATACCGCACAAGTCGATCAAACGATTGAAGCAACTTCTTTAGAAGAGGCAAAGAAAATAGCGAAGAATGGAACTGGTGAATATGAAAATCAAGCTTTTGAAAGTATTTATTTATCAGAAGTCGCTTTTATAACAGATAAAGACGGAAACGAAGTATAAAGGAGAGTGATTCATATGATGACAAGAGAAAGATTTGCAGAGACAGGTTGGAAAATGACATATGAACAGTATCAGAAATGTGATTGTACAGAATGTGATAAAGCAGATTGTATTCACAGAAACGCTTATAGAAGAGTACCAGAAATTGACGGAGGACTTGGTTTATGTCCTAATCTGAAAGGAGAGTGATTAAGATGTTCAAATATATAATCAGTTATGATGGCGGTCAGTTAAGAGACAGTGGAGATTTTGAATGGGGATTATTTAATTCCTATGGTGAAGCAGAAGAAGAAGCCAATAACGCAAAAGAAGAATACATGAATGACTGGGATATTGAAGGTAGTGAATACGATCCTGATGATTTTTGTATTGAAATTGTGGAGGTGTAGATTATGAAGAGAACGCCAAAAGTAATTAAGCAACAGACAGAAGAATGGTTAGATGAACGGTGGATGATTGCAAATATGAAAGACGCAAGACTACAGGATATGAGTTATTACAATGGAGCTTTGAAAGCTCTTGAATTTGCAGGTTACGAATGGAAACGTGATGCAGATGGTAAGCATACATTATTTAAGTAGATTGGAGTGATGGAAATGAATAGTGCAGAATTAGCAAAAAGGATTTTTGATTGTTTATCTGATGGATACGATGATGAAGAATATAGAGAACAAACGGAAATGGAATTATATAATGAACTTTCACAGATCAGTGATGGTAGTATTAAGGTTGCTTTCATAAGATTATGCGAAAGAATTGAAGAGTTAGAAGCACAGTAAATAGCAATTTCAAATGGAAAGGATGGTTGATTATATGGCGAGATATAAAATGATAATTAATACAGATACATATAAATGCGGAAGATGTAGTAAAAAGAATTGGGAACCTGGAACTCGAAACGATTATATGATTGCAATAAACGGAATAACGAGAACTCTTTATAATATGAGAGAAGTAATGTGGCAGCTTAAATTATTCCACGGAAATTCATTTGTTATGTCGGAATACAGTGATGATAATCCAGAAAAAAATTATGGATTATCTGATAGATATATTAAATTTCTAAAGAAAAATACAATCAAATATCATGACAGACTGTGTAATTTGGATAGACAACAGTATTTATCAGGCTATGGTTGGATGCAGGGCTATTTTTCTATTGGGGAAGTAATGGAAAAATTGAAAAAAGAAGGAACTGTTAAAGTTCCGTTTAGTTGGCTCTATGATATTAGACAGTATGATAAAGCTATGAATGGTTGCTATATGGAAATAATGAAGATTGAATAAGGAGTGACAAATTATGACAGTAAAAGAATTAAATAGAGATCAGTTACACGAACTGAAACAGGCATATTATTCAGAACTTGTAAATGAAGGCACTTTTGCAGAAGTGATGGGAGTTAATATCAATGAACCGTCATATGAAATGATTGCAAGTATTGATGAATATGTTAGTGATGAATTTATTTATGAACACTATGATGGATATAGTTTTACAGAAGATGATTTCTTCTGTAGTGCGGAAAGGAGTGCTTAATATGTTGGATTATACAAAAATAACATTTAATGAGTTAGATAATACAGACAAGCCATTACAGGCATTTTACAACTATGATTTAAAAGAAAGCGAAATTGATAGCTTTTTGGAAGAGTACGCAACTGTTGAAGAAGTTCCAGAAGGTGTATCTGTTCAAAAAGTAGAACTATGCTTAACGATTTACGCACAGCATGATTTCAAATTAGAAGCTTGTTGTACAGATACAAATAACGAACAGTATTGGGTTGAAATCAATAAACAGTTTACAAATGCAGATGAATTTATTCAAATGATTCCCGATTATGGAAAGATAAAATTATAAAGAGGTGATGATTGTGCTAGATATTACAAACTTATATGCATACAGAATTGAAGAATTGGCTGTTGGAATTGTAAAGGCAGAGTCATATGAAGATGCGAGAGAAAGGGTGAAATCAGCTTATTTGAAACACAACGATTGCTTTGATTCTGAAAGAGATTTTATTGAATTAAAGGAAATTGCAGAAGATGATTCGTGGTTTAGTGACAATCCTGATGTAGTTGAAGTTGATGAATTAATATAGAAATGGAGTGATGATAATGGAAATTAAAAATGTTGTAAATAATGGTGTGCAGATTCCTAACGAATGTACTTGTATCTGGTGTGGATCAAAAATGCGGCGTGGTGGTGCTAATAGGATGGGCGCAGGAGTTAATAGTTTTGCTTTATGGTGCGATAATTGTGGAGCTGTAGTTGTACATGCTTGTGATTTTGGAAAGAAAATTACTGGTTATGAAGTGAAATGGATGTGAAATAGGCAGGTAAACAAGAGTTTCTTTGGAAGATTGGAAA